CTTCCTCCGACCACGCTACCAAGTTTTTCATCTCCTGCTCCGTACATAAGTGCATAGATGAATGTCTTTGCCTTATCTCTTGATTCAAGTTTTGCAGCTCTTTGATTAGCTGTGTGTATGTCTCCATCTAATATCTCCTTTATATATTCATCATCATTCATATAGTGTGCTAACATTCTTAGCTCTAAACCACTAGCATCAACTCCAAGTAATACATTACCTTCATCTACAATCCAACATGCTCTACATTCTGTACCATAAGGACTGTGGACTGAAGGTACTTGTGCCATGTTAGGACTTCTGTGTGTCATTCTTCCGGTGATAGCACCATTAGGTATAACAAAACCATGCACACGTCCATCTTCTTGTACAGCTTCGACCCAAGAATCAACTTGGGCTATACGTTTTTGTATTAATAAAAAGTCTGCAATTAATTTAGCTTCACGAATGTGAGTAACTTCTGATAGAGTTTTCTCATCTACAATAGGCTGACCTGTAGGAGTAAATCTTTCAGGTTTCCAACCAAAGTCTACAAGATATTCACCAATCTGTTTACGACTACCAAGATTAAACTCTTGTAAAGTCTGTCTCATAAAAGTCTCAAAGTTATTAGTATCTAAACATCTTTGATACTCATCATCAGTAAGTCCACGTTTAGATAAGTTACCATCTTTCTTAATGTAAGGTGTAACTAATTTATCATCTACCCATTTAGGTTTGAAAGTATTATGAACTTCATCTTCAATCTGTTGAGACTTTTCTCTAAGTTCTGCAAGTAATACTAATGCAGATTCCATGTCAAACATGAAACCATTTTCTTCTTGTTGTTTAATTATTCTTGCAACGTCTTGTTCAAGTTCAATAGATTGTTTACTAAAACCTTTTGACTCATTACGAAGTGATTTATAGACAAGAGTATTTAACTGAACATCACGAACACAATAGTCTAACATTTCTGTAGAATAATTTAGGTAGTCTTCAAAGTTTATTTTAGATAGACCAAGTTTATATCCCCACTTCTCAAGACTATGACCACCCTCTCTAGTAGGATTGAATAGTCTAGAAAGAACAAGAGTATCTATTACTTCTTTGTCTCTAAGTTTTATACCACCAAACTTTTCTACCATAGGAATATCAAATCCTATAATGTTATGACCTATTAATCTATCTGCTTTAGATAAAAGCTCATATCCTTCTTGCAAGTTGCTTGGAGGAAACTTAAATATCTCTCCAGAGTTTGCATCTTGAGCTACAAGACAATGTATCTTAGTTGCTTTAAGGTCATCAGTTTCTATGTCAAATACTAAATCCATAATTAAAATGCCTCGTCTAAACTATCATCAAAAGTAATATCCTCATCTGTTAGTTCAGATAGTCTCCCAGTTTCTGCATCATATATAACCCTACAAGCCATACCAACATCACCTGTGTATCTTGATTTAAGAATACGCATCTTTGTTGTTCTAGCTTCATCAGGGTCATCTGATTGTTGATTACGTTCTAATGCTATCACACAATCACTAAGCTGTCCAATACTATTTGAACCTCTTAGATGAGATAGTGATACTTCAATACCGTTCTCATGTCCTTTGTTACCATCAACACGTCTCAAGTGTGAAACCAAAATGATTCCTGCACCTGTTTCTTCTACCAAACTTCTAAGCCTAGTCATGATTGAATCAATAGCACGTCTCTCATCTCCCTCATGTACAGCACTAACTAACATGTGTAGATGGTCGACTACTACCCACTTACAATCACAACCTATAATCATGAATCTAAGTTTGGTAAAGATATCATCAATGTCATTGGTTCCAAAGTGGGAATGCACCCATACTCTATTCTTGTTCTCACCATCATAAAGTATATCAAAGAATTTATCTAGTTCTTCTTTACTAAATCTATCTCTGACTTGGTCTACATACAATCTAGCATTAGCTTCAATAGATAAGATACCATCAATAGTTCTTCTCCAATCTTCTTCTAATGCAATGATACCTACATTATCAGTAGTATTTTTGATAAGATGATGTTCAAGTTCACGTGTAACACTAGACTTTCCAAGTCCTGTACCACCTGTAAGAGTTACAAGTTCACCTTGTCTAAGACCATACAACTTCTTGTTAAGTCCTTCATAAGGATAAGGTACACTTTGTTTCTTCTCACGATTATGAAACTTCTCACGCTGTTCAGAAACATTTATAACACCAGAAGGTGTATAAACTTTACTAGCCCACCAAGCTTCAACAAACTCTTTATGCTTGTTGTTTCTTAGCATGTCGTTAGGGTCTTTCCAACCATTAGGAAGCGTAACTATTCTAGCTTTCCCGGGCTTGAAAAGCCTAGCAACTTTTATACTAGCTTCTTGTCCTGCCTTATCTTTATCAAAAGCAATGATAACATTTTCAAAGTCGTCAAAGAACTCTAAGCTTTCTTTGATGTCTCTTACTGCACCATTAGCACCACGTTTGATAGATACTACAGCCCACTTAGAACCAAGCAGTTCATAAGCAGCCATAGCATCACACTCTCCTTCGGTAATGGTAACGTACTTACCACTCTTGAAAAGTTGTTGACCAAACAAACCTGTATCGTTATAAGTACCAGAAATATAAAAGTCTTTGTTTCTACAGTTTCTAGTCTTAGTAGCTGATAGTTCATGTCCATTATAATAAGGATAGAAATGTTTAACTACATTACCTTGTAAGTCATGTACGCATTTAACTCCATATTTTTGTGCAGTATTAACTGAAATTTTTCTATCAGTTAATGCTGAGAACTTTCCTTCATCTACCATATCAGGTTTCTTGGTTGGTATTGTTGTTTCTGTTTGCATATCCTTTCCTCCACATGCGTTAGTATAACTAGGCATGAACTCTCCACAACTGAAACACTTTGCTGAATCATCTTCATTGATTCCAACAGCATCACTACTATCGCAAAGTGGACAAGGTTGGTGTAGTTTGTCCCAAGTTTTATCCATGTTAGCCCTCACTATGAATTAAGATTCGTCTGATTCTTCTACAGTTTCTTCAGTCTCAGTTTCTTCTTGTTCAACTATAGCTTCAGGACTTTCCTTTAGTACAGCTTCAAGATTATTCTGATGTCCTTGTGAAGCATAGTTCAAAGCTTCGACCAGTACATTCAATGTGCCTATCTTACTGATAGATACATTAACACCTGCTCTCTTCTGCTCATCTTCAATCTTTGAAACATCATAGACTGATTCACCGTCATCATTTTTAATAGTAATAATCATATTAAAACTCCTCGTTGTCTGAATCTTGTTCAGTATATTCAATTAAATTATCTACCTTAACAGCCATAAGTTCTGCAAACCTACCATAATTATTTTTATATGGTTTTATTTTAACAGTCACTTCTGAACCATTACCAATTGCAACATCCATAGGATTACCATCAGCATCTACTAACTTAGGTGCAGTATTAGCTGACCCATCACTCCTCGATGCTCTCTTACTAAAAGTAAAAGCAGGTTCTTCATACTTTAGTTCACCTGTTCTAGTTCTAACTTGATTCAGTCCCAATTCTTCAAGCTTAGAAGCTGTATCAGAGTCAGTAAGAACAGTTATGCCATATTTGTGAGGTTCAAACCTCGTGTTAGGACTGGTAATGTTGGCATACATTGCCTTCCCTTTTACATACTCATACATAAAATTCCTCCTTTTAGGTTGTATTAAGTTGTGCAATTATATCACGTTTGATTATTTTTGTCAAGCCTTTTCTGTCTTCTTCTTGAATTATTTCTATCTCGTGTAAATTGTATAGCACTTTGCAAGTCTTCCCAGAGTTCATCCAGTACTTGTTTCTTTTGCTCTTTGTTAAGTCTTGTAACGATTTGAATATCAGACTTCTTAGGTATCCAAGTATCCCAGTAGGCTTTGTCCATGTCTTTCCATGTCCAACCTATCTGCTTGTCTAGTGTTGTTGGTTTAAAATATAAATTCATAATAACCCTCCAGTTAAAAGTAGGTACTTTAAAGTGATACCCAGCACTCGAACATTATCTTTTAGAGTCACCGAACGACTGACTACCCCGAATTTAATCTAGGATTTAATTTACAAGGGAAGGTAATCGGTTTAGTTCTTATCCCATTTCATCTACAACTTCTTCAAGGCGACCTAATCGTTCCAGAGAAGTTTTTACAGTAGCTCGAACACCTTGTAAAATTTTTAAAATCAGTCTGGTTTTAGTGGCACTAGACCAGAAACTAGCACGATAAAATCGTATGCCTTCAGGTTCAGGAAGGTTAGTTGAGGGCTACACCCTTAGACATACCTGAATAAGTGGCTATTATACCACAGCTAACCCTCATTGTCAACCTTTAAATTTAATAATTTAACTTTGTATTCGTCCTTGTTCCAAACAACTTCATAAGCTATTTGGTCATTAGGATTATCATGATTGTGTTCCTGTACAAAGTTTGTCCAGTTTATATATTCGTTCTTGCTTAGTTTTTTATTTGTACTAAGTCTAATCATGTCTTTTTTTATCTCCACCATAAGTTCCCTCCTAAATAAATAATTTAATTATGCCTGTTAATAATACAAAAGTTGCTACTGCATTTAATACTATCAAGGCTCTGTCGTTCCACATCAAACCTACTAAAGTCCACATGAAACATCCTATAAAACTTAGTATTAAATCTACTTCTTTCAAATCAGGTATTGTCCTAAAACAAATTGCTAGTATTATAAAACAACTTGCAACCCATTTCAAATACCAATCAGTCGTCCTTTCTTTTCTTGTCATAATTACTATCTGCTATTATAAATCCAACACCCACCAAACAGAATAACATAAACCCTATTACAAACATTAGTCCTATTATATCTCCTATCATTTTGTACCTCTCTTTACATACCTATAAGTATCTGGATTCCATTCAGCATTTAACATCTCTACCAGTTCCCATTGAAGACTGCTTAAATTATGAACATCAGACAACCACAAATCATTTGTCTCATGTAAAGTAGATAACATGTTGCTAAGTTTGTTAATGTATTTAAACAAAGTGTCATACTCACTAACACTCATGTCAATTACTACTTTACTTTTTAATATTTTAGTTTTCATTTCTTACCCTCTGTATTCTACAAATAATTTTTTTATAAAGTTTTCTAAATCTGTAAAGCTTTCTTCAATAGTTTCCCAAGTCCTAAAATTATTTTCTAGTATTTGTTTTTCTATATCAACTGCTTTAAGTATTTCTTTTTCTATTACATTGATATTCATTTTCCTTGCCCTCTATATTTCTTATGGTTAGCTTTAGTATTCTTGTTCATAGTAGAGTAGCCAACATTCCTTCTACCTTGACTCGTTCTTTTACCTCTAACACCTGTTGCACTAACATGAGTAGAGTTAAAAGCTTTTGATTTAACTGCCATATCTTAGTATCCTCCTGTATTCTTTATACTCCTTTACAAGTTCTATAATGTTATCATCTTTCCAAGCTTGAAAAGTCTTTTGAAACTCTTTATATCTTAAAGCTTCATCACAATAATCTCCATACTTTCTCATAATAAACATATCTATTCTTCTTACTCTCATAATTGTTATCCTTTAATATAAAATATTAATATAATTAATTATTAATTTTGTTTATGTTTAAAAAGTTATAAAGATTGTATCATAAAAAATTATAAAAGTCAATACATTTCACTTAAATAAATCATAAATAATTAAAATTCCAAATAAAATAGTGACCAATTCTAAGCTCCTCTAAGAGCTTGTTCGTCCATACTAATACCCTCGTATGGCTTGGTTAGATAACTGCTCACCATGTAGCTCATATGCTCTTCTATCCTATGTATAATATCTATCTCTGATACATTCATTGGTTTGTCCCATGTTCTTATGTCATCATAAAGAAAGTCAACAAATGTTCTAAACTTAGTTGCTGATAATTTATTAAGGATATATTCTCTTGCACATATGTCCTCTAGTTTTTTGTATAATGTTCTGTTCATACTGTCTCCCAATTAATATCTGATTTTATTTTAACATGTTTTAGTATTTGTAAAGATTCTAAATACAAACATTTTTGATTTACTAATTTACCTATAAAAGATTTACACCTTACTTTAACATGACTATTGTTTCCTAAATAGTAAGGTAAGTTCATTACTAAATTATTTTGTTTATCATAAATATTAACGTCTAATTCTGTATAACGTAAAGAAATCCACCCTTTATCTTCTTTATAATTATAAAATTTATTTT